TACAAATGGAATTTTGATACCAACACTTGGATAGTGAATGGTGACTACAGAGAACAACGCAAACATCAATATTTGACGCAGACTACTCTAGGCGATCAATTAGATGCGATCATTGGTGCAATAGATTCGTTGTCCAGAGGTCAACCACTACCTGAAAAATTCAACCAATTGCTTGCGACCATAACAGCAATAAAACAAGAAAAGCCTAAAACCTAATTATGACCCTGCACGTTAAAGATTCCGCAGTTTGGCGACTCATACGAAATGCCTACATTAAGATCTCAGGAACATGGAGAGAATCTACCACGGTCTATGTGAAAGATGCAGGAGTTTGGAGAGAAGTACATAATGGATATCCAGGCCCTGGCACTCAGACCTTTAACACATCAGGTAACTTTATTGTGCCCTTGGGAGTCAATGAAATCAGTGGTGTGCTATATGGCGCTGGGGGTGGCGGTGGCGGCTCCGGATCAAGAAATAGTTTTGACAACAATTCAGGTCGTGTGGCAGGGGGTGGTGGTGGTGGATCTGGCACACAGAATTTCACAGTTTCAGTGACTGGGGGGTCGACTCATTTTGTTCAGGTATCCCAGGGGGGAGTTGGAAACGGAGTGGGCATCGGCGGTGGAGGTGCCGGAACCACCTACGTGGGCTCTTTAACAACCATAGCCGCAGCCTCAAACGGTGACCCTCCTAATCAAATTGGTGTAGGCAAAGGGTCAAGCGTAGCAGGGGGGGTAGGCGGCGCTGGAGTCGCAGGCGGCAATGCAGGAAATCAAGGAGCCACCAATGTTAATTCGGGTAATTTTGGTAACTCGGGTCCGGGTGGCAATGGCGGCAATGGCGGAGTAGGAAATGGTGGGCAAGGTGGTCAAACTGTGGGATTTGATGGTGGGGGTTCATCTGGAGCGTCTGGTAATTCAGGAAGAGTAGTAATTAATTGGTAATGCGTATAGAATATTTAAAAAAACCCTTTTATCATACCATCATCTATGATTTCTTTAGTCACGACGAGCTTGATATTATTAAAAATGAAATAAATCAATTAGAGCACCGTGACAGTGAAAAAGACGAACACCATAGATTGGTGTTAGAAAATGGAAATGTCGAAAGTTATCTGTTAGATGTAATTTATAACGATCAAAGACGGGACAGCAACATACTTTCTTTAATTACCAAAATATACAACATGTACTGGGATTCTAAATTAGACGTAGACAAAAATCCATTCTTAAACTACATAGGATTATCAAATGCAGATAACACTGTGATTCAAGCCTATAAGAATGATTCTAGTTACTTCGAACATCATGATCAAAGCGTGGTGTCTTTTGTATATCCATTTTTTGAAAAACCCTTTGATGGAGGGGAATTAATATTTGGTGACTACATACCAAAGTTAGAATCTAACTGCTGTTTGATATTTCCATCATATGAAAAACACAAGGTGCTACCAATAAAGTCCAAAGAGTCTGGAACAGTTCGATGGTCTATAAATCAAAGGATCTTTATTAGGAATGGGGTATGAGGATCTGGGCAGAAATTTCATATGGTGTTGTCAGATATGTATTCGAAGCACCCGAAGCACCCTTGGGTTGGCCGGGACTGTATTATCATGATATTACAAATTACAATCCTAGGCCTGAAGTGTTTGATGAATACCATCCACCCACACAAACATTTACAAAGCCAGAATCAAATGATCCTAATGATCCTAAAAACATAAGGATAGCTTGGGATGGTATTAGGAATATTAGAAACACAGCGTTGAATCTTTCTGACTATACTCAAATGCTGGACTTTCCAGACAAAGTCATGCAGAAAAGATACAAAAAGTATAGGCAAGAACTGAGAGACATTCCACAGAACTACTCTAGTCCTTATGGTATAAGACTGCCATTAGAACCTTATAGGAGCGAAATAAAATTAACTATTTGGGAAAAAATACAATATGTTTGGTCGCATATCAAAAACGGAAAAAATATACGTAGTAGATAACGCAATAGATTACAGTGGCCAAGAAGCTCTCTTTAATTTTTGCAGAAACAGTCGTTATACCTTTGGACACTCGGCGTCTTCGGTAAGCCACCAAGATCTATCAAGATTCGTATCTAATCTCACAGCAGAAGAATTATCAAGAACCCACTTAGACAAACTATTCCAAACTCTAGCTAAAAAACACTTTGGCAAGGACGTAGAAATAGATAGATCCTATATTAATATCTATTTTTCAAACACACCAACGGGAGTGCATACAGATGATGATGCTCCTAATGCTATGTCGTTTTTAGCCTTCGCTAACCCTCAATGGGCAGTGGATTGGGGTGGTGAAACACAATTTTTCTCAGATAATCTGCAAGAGATAAAGCAGTCCATTATCCCTAGGGGTGGTAGAGTGGTGTTGTTCAATTCTAATATTCCGCACTCAGCAAGAGCTCCGTCGCCCTTATCTACTGTGCCACGATTCACGGTGACCATTAAAGGATTTTTAAAATGAAGTTAGAACCACAGTTTCAAGATTTTATAACCATGATTCCCAAGGCATTGCCAAAAAAACTCTGTGAAAAAATCATCAAGGCCTATCATGAATTAGATAACAAAAACGAAACCACCCCTGGACTTGTAGGTGGGGTTGGGCATCAAGGTAACATTAACAAGGCAGCTAAGAACAGTCGTGATGTTGAAATAGGAGCATACTATCCCTATAGAACATTGTTATATGAAATCAACAAGCACCTGCAGATATGTTATAATGTCTACATGGACAAATACTGGCAAGTTGGTCAGTACCTAGATAAGCATGCAGTTACGGCTTGGCAAATACAAAGATACAGCACTAGAGATCAGGGTGGATATCACGCATTTCATATTGAGAACAATGGTGTTCACAACATGCGAAGAGTCATGGCCTACATTGTTTATCTAAATGATATCAAAGAAGGAGGAGAGACAGAATTCCTTCATCAGAACATTAGAGTCAAACCAGAAACAGGTAAAGTGATTATCTTTCCAGCTTACTTTACTCATGTGCATAGAGGTAATCCAGTACTGAGCAGTGAAGACAAATATATTTTAACAGGTTGGTTAGAATATGTCTAAGATCAAAGTAGGTTGGGCTCCACTTTTCAATGATACCTACAGCAAGGGATTAGCTCTTTTGGTTACGAAACCGGAAAACTTATTTGATACCCATCTTAGAGAAGGCAATCATAGATATAAATTATGTCCAGCTACTCAGGATCTTGCTCGTAATACATTCGTGATAAGATCTCCCTTTGATGCTCATTTTATTTTAGATGCAGATCAGCGACAGATAGAGTTTATCGAACCACACGTTCAAAGCATGGATTTTTACAACATGAGAAGTCATCAATACGGTGATAAAGATGAACCCATCATGTCAATTAACTTTCATCAACTATTTGTAACAGAACACAAGGATATAGAACTAACAATGACAGCTCCTTGGTTTGAAAATTCCCATCACAGTTTTAGAGTGGTGCCTGGTCGATTTAAAATCAGCGATTGGTGGAGACCGCTGGATTTTGCAATACAATTACCAAGCAGAAGACAGGAAGTAAAAATCAAGCAAGGTGACCCTTTATTTTACATCACATTTAGTAGCCGAGATCCATCAGATATCGTTGTGCTACAAGAACTTAAGGTTACTAATGAATTAGATAATTTTATCTACGCCAGTACAGGTGCCAAACATTATCAGCCAAGATGTCCACTCAAAACACTTTACGGATTCTTTAACAGGTATAAGAAGAAACCAAGATTAGAGTATATAGATTAATTTTATAGATCAGGATTAAATACATTATATGAAAAGACTAATTTTATTGCTCTGCTCCACATTGCTGTTATCCAGCTGTGCTTCAATCACCAGCTTGATTCCATCATTTTGGGATCCCAATCAATCAGCTAGAATCACAGATGTAAGATTCAAAGCAGACAGCATTAATTGTGATCAATCACAGCTACCTCAGGCACAGGCCCTGCAGGCAGATCTACGTTGGTTTGAACTGTACTCAGAATCCAAGGGTTCAAGACAACAGGATGTTATACGTATCATAGCCCCTATGCAAGAAAGTGTAGCTGATTGGGTCAAACGCAGCACAGACGGACAGGGTTCAAAAACCTATTGTGAAATCAAAAAGAAACTGTTACAAACACAGGCTAAGTCAGCAGCACAAGCCATACAAGGGAGATTCTAAATGAGTGTAGATACACTAAGAGCCATAGCAGGATGTGGCAGACCATGGGCAGCAGAACGTGCTAACTTTGCTGTGATGATCACAGAGCAATATCAAGGGGGTGGCCTAGACGCCGGCGAATATCAAGAACTCATGCGTGATCTAGTTCGTATGGACAGACTAGACGCAGAAGCAGATGATCTTGAATTGAAAACAGCATTGGTCACTGCTGTGTACGCTGTGGCTCAAATAGCCTAACAAATCATGCGCATAAACGAAATACTTGTAGAAAACATATTCACCACAGACTATCACAAGGTCATGCAGGCCGTGGCAGAGCTGTATCAAAATCACTATGACATCAATATTTGGGAACATGGTGAAGCACACGATGATGCTGCTAAAGTCTTACTCAAAGTACACCCCACAGAAGAAGAACTGGACTATATCATTAAAACACACGAACTACCAGAACGATTCGTAGATCTAGACTTTCCTCTGAACGATGAAGTCATGTTCGGTGGTTCTAAAACTGGACAGGGCGATGATCTTGATCTAGATGAAGAACCAGCCAGTCGCGATCTATGCACATCAGGTAAGCCAGATTCAGCACTAGGTGCCAGTCAATTGGCATCATGCAAGAGCCAGGGCTATCGTTCACGCGATGGCGGCAAAAGTCACAAAGTAGGATCAGAGCGTGTCAAAGTCCGTGGCAAGCGCATCAAAGGTAAAAAATACGGCGGACCCTTACCAGACTGGAGTTAACGATGATCCAAATGCCAAACAGCACTGATCTTTTGATAGCGCCACCGGCAATACCAGATCATAGATTTCATAAATCAGTATTGATGCTGACACATGACACAGACATGGGTTCATTCGCATTGTGTGTGAACAAGCCTACCAAGCATACCCTACAAGACATCCTAGACGAAAACAACATAGATGCTTATCTAAACTTTCCTTTGTATT